TGTCCTGCTACAATATTAGTAGGATTTCTCATGAAACAGTTAGATGATAGTATAAGATTGGCGTTTCTGCCGACTGAATCAACATCCCATGATATTGCACCAGATGGTGCATGCGTAAGTGTGCCGGGAGTATTCACTATATTAGCACTTAAATAATTCAAACCAGAACTTAGAAAGTTTACCTGTCCCTGTAGATTAGAGCTAACCGAAATCATGGTGGAACTAAGATAGTTCACCTGTGCCTGTAAATTAGAGCTAACTGCAATCATAGTAGAGCTTAAAAACTCTATTCTATTCTGTAACGTCGAACTCACTGAAATCATAGTAGCACTTAAAAAGTTTATACTACTCACGGTCCATGCAGATAGTGCTTGTAAATTATTATCAAGCGCAGTGAACCCTATATTGATAGTTGATAAACTATTACCTATACAGGTGGTCTTTGAAACAGTGACGGGGACATAATAAAGCATAATTTTATTTATGGATTGAAAATGAAAAAAGCGACAATTTACATGTCGCTTTTTTCGTTTTAATTATTTTTCAGTATTAGAACAATCTTTCGCCTTCTTTTTTACCGAATCCGGTGCGCTGGGTTTGACCAACTTTAGCATTGCCGTTAGCATTTACATGATTTGTAGCTGGTTGCTTGCTTGGCTTACCGTCACGGGTTTGAGTATTGCCGTGATGCCCACCTTCGGAACCTTCAGTGTCTTCAGGAGCAAAACCTGTTTTGTTCTTGGAGAAATCTGCATCACCATTACCCTTTACGCGAGTAGTAGCTGCTTGCTTGCTTGGCTTACCATCACGGGTCTGAGTATTGCCGAGGTGCTTACCGTTGCCCATTTGACCATAGGATTCAGTAGGAACTGAGTCGTCTCCATCATCAAAGCTGAAATCGTCACCCATTCCGTCGTCTGATGTGCCTGCACCAGAGATAAGATCACAAATTTCTTGAAGGGTCATTGATTTAAGTTCGGAGAGAGTGAAAGTTTGGTCGTCATCGCCACCCATTCCGTCATCTTCTCCTGCATCAAATTCAAAGGAATCGTCGCTAGAGTCGTCATCAAAAGAATTTTCACCAGAGTCAAATTCTTCCATAAAGGTATTGAAAAGGTTGTCGAATGAATTTTTCTCATTATAACATGCACCTGCATCGAAAGGCTTCTTTTTCTTCTTGGTAGCAGAAACAGTAGGTGCAGCGGCTGCATCAGTAGTCTCATCTTCCTCAGCTTCTTCTTTCTTCTCAACAATCACAGCAGAAGATTGTGGCTTAAGATAATGATTCTCATAAATGTTTACTAGGTCTAGATTGTTTTCCATATAAACATTATTTATTGTAAACGTTTGATTTTTCTATTTTAATATTAACATATAAATATTGTAATGGCTAAGAAGAAATCAGATAAGTTTTTAAATAATAATGAAAACCTCCCTATATCTGTAGAAATTGAATACACCCCCGAACAGATTGAAGAACTACGTAGATGTAAGGACGATGTTATATACTTTGCAGAGAACTTTTTCTATATTGTAAATTTAGATGAAGGTAGGCAGAAAATAAAGTTATATGAACCCCAAAAAGAAGCTATTCTCAAAATTATTCAAAATAGAAGAACTGTTATATGTGCATCCCGACAGGTAGGAAAATCCACCCTAATGACCGTGGTATGCCTATGGTATGCTCTATTCACAGAAGATCATACTGTAGCAATTCTTGCTAATAAGGAAGACCAAGCAAAGGAAATTCTAGAACGTATTAAGTTAGCATATGAAGAAATTCCTAACTATATTAAAGCAGGCGTATCAGACTTCACTAAAGAACAACTTCGATTAACTAATGGTTCTAAAATATTTGTATCAACTACTTCTGCGGATGCTATTCGAGGAAAGTCAGTAAATACGTTATTTGTTGACGAGTTTGCCCACGTACGTAAGGAAATTGCCGATGACTTCTTTAAATCCATTATTCCTACGCTTTCGTCGTCTAGAAAATCTAAACTAGTCATAGTTTCGACCCCTAAAGGAACTGAAAATAAATTTTATGATATTTTCTCAAATGCTGAGAAGAAAAAATCTAATTGGGAATGTGTTAAAATATATTGGCATCAGATACCGGGGCGCGATGATGCATGGAAAAAGGAACAGTTAGAAGCAATATCATATGATATGTCAATGTGGAATCAAGAATTTGACCTTCATTTCTTAGAAGATGGAACTTCTGCATTGAATTTAGAGGTTATTGAGCGTCTAAAAAATATGTGTCGTCCTGCGGATTTCACTTATGATTTTGGAGATTATCAGGTATGGAGAGAACCGGAAGCTAATAGAGTATACTCAATTGGAGTTGATGCTGCTGAAGGGGTTGGACAAGATTATTCGGTTGCTCAAATTATTGATATTACTGATCCAACTGATATTAGACATTGTGCTACCTTTGCATCAAATAGGTTACAACCATATATCTTTGCAGAAAAATTGAACCAGATTGCACGATCATGGGGTCGTCCGTTTTTATGTATAGAACGTAATAAAGAAGGGGGACAAGTAGTAGATGCATTGTCAGAAGTTCATAGATATGAAAACATCATACACTATTCTATGAAAAATGATACACGCGGAGTATATCAAAATCTTGGTATTTTCTGTCATCAAAATTCCAAATATACAGGTATTATGAATATGAAATATTTCATCGAACACCTAGAATCTGTTAAAATATATGATATGTCAACTGTTAAAGAATTTGAAACCTTTGTTCGTAAAGAAAATAAAACATGGGGAGCAAAAAAAGGACATCATGACGACAGAATTATGTCTCTTATATGGGCATTAATTATATTAGAGAAGGACATAGCTGAGAAATATTTAGAAGTACTTGAGTATGATGAGACAGGTAAACCTGTTAGAATAGCAGACCCTAATCAAGAATTAGCGAATATATCATTTTATAATCAGGGAGACGGTAATACTAATTATGCATGTACAGGGGGAGCACCCGCACCAGTTATATTCCAAATGGGTAAAGGTATTTTCAATTATAAAGAACATGATATGACTAAATACGCAGGCAACGGGTGGACATTCGTTTAATAAATACTCCTATGACTTCATATTTCGACAGTTACCTGCATACTATAATAGAAAATATAGTTCCTCTTTTCAAGAAAAAGAACGATGATGGTTCCTATACTTTAACAGATGAAAAAGGTGTTCCGCAATTAGGAGGTAAATCGTTCGATATTGATATGGTTGAACGAATCATTAAAGCAAATAAAGATAGAATATTCGCCGCAGAAGAACCTACCGAAGAAACACCCGAAACTCCTGAAGTAGAAGAACTTCCTATTAAAGGTGAGTATTGGTTCGATGAGAGCGGTAATGCGCAATATGCGGACGGGGACGTAGGGGATATGAACCATGAAGCATATGTTATTCAACGATGTGGTGGAGAAGTTGCTTCATTTTTTAATCTAGATGAATTTCATGAAAACAATATCATAAGTGAGATAGGAGATGAGATAGGAGATGAATGGGGAGATATAGAAAATGACCCCGCTAATGCCATAATCAAATATCTTGTTACGTTCTGTAAAATGTCAGAGACTAAAGCCAGTGATTTAGTACTAACTGCATATGGATCAACAGTAGATGCCCGCGAATATGCTATCAAAAATTGGAACTGGATTCGTGTACATGGTACTAATATAGAAGTTCATAAATTAAATTCCATCACTCTCAGAAACGTGGCAAGGGGTATAAACGATGCACTGGAGCAAGAAGGGCATATGTACGATGATGATGCAGACGAACGTGCAGGAATAACCAGTTACAATATATCCACATATACAGGTAAACGATATTCTATCACTCTTAATGATATGGAAAAAGGCGATGTTTCAGGATTAGAAGAGGAACAAACAGTATCTAAAAGCGCAGCAACTCAACAAGTTCGACAGATGGATATTGACAGTATGCCGAAATATTATCAACATAAAGGGGTAATAGGTGATTCATTTGACTCATATTATAACACAGTAATAGAACAGTTAGAATTATACACTAGATAAATAATAATTATGAATAATAGACCAAATGCTCCTGTGTTGGAAGATAACTGTCCTACTGAACCAGTTAATCAATCATATTATACTGATCAACAGAGCGTCCTCAATGTATCCAGAAAGGATAAGTTTCTATTGGTGATGGATATGCCACCCGCATTAAAACCCTTAGTTCAAAAAGAAAACAGATTATGTCATGGGGGAAATCTAGAGAGATTAAGGTTCTCCGTATGGGGATCGGTCATTCCTGACATTTCTGTTAATAAAATAGAAACATCATTTGGGGGACAAACTTTTAAATTTTCTGGAAACAGTCGTCCATCTTATCCCTCAATTGTATGTAATTTTACAGTAGATAATAATTATGATAATTATTACATTTTATGGAAATGGTTAGATATTCAAAATGGTGCATTGGAAGGACTATCAGAAAATAGAATTAAAACATACTCAACCAATATTTCAATATTTCCTTTAGCGGAATATGGTGCTCCTGTAGCAGAGTTTATATATTATGATGCATTTATTACAGGTATAGGCGGAATAAATGTCAGTACCCGTGATGCATCCGAGACAGAATCCACCTTTACTTTTGATTTTAGTCAGCTAAGTATGAAACTTGTTTAATAAATAAGGATTTTTTTGGAATATTATAAATAGTATGATATATGGCATCAAGTCTTAATACTATTTTAAATTCACCAGGAGTCGCTATCAGAGAAATTGACGTATCTGGATCAACTGTCACTCGCGCAGGAACTAATGTTTTCTTTGCAGGTTTCACATCACAAGGTATTTCTGATGAACCCACATCAGTATCATCGGTAGCCGAATTTGAACAACTTTTTGGGTTGCCTCAAACATCCGCTGAAAAATATACATATAATGCAATTAGTCAACTTCTAAACACTTCTGATGCATCCGTCCTCTTTACCCGTATGCCATATGGTTCCGGTGCAGGTCTTGGATACTCTGATTCTGTAAACACTCTTATTTTCCCTGTTATCGGGGTATCTGCTGTAGAGGTTAGCCCATGTGACTATTTCCGTTCCATCGACGAAGCTTCATGCCGTGTCAAATTCCCATGGTTATATAGTTCTTACTTTGTAAGTCCGTCTATCTGCTATGGTTCTGCCAATTTAAATTGCCCCCTCAATTCTTCCAACGAAGAAGCAGGGAAGCTATATATCCACGATCATCCAGTTCAATACAATTCGATCATTACTGGTTTCAAATTCGTAGTTGATAGCGATAGCGATCCTGAAGATTTAAAGATTTTCCAACTTCGTCCTACAGTTAATGGATTGGATACTACCTATTCAGTTGTTACTGCTTTCTCTCTTGATTCTATCTATGTGTCTAAAGACGAAGATCAATCACATCTATCAAATGACGGTAAACGTCTTATTGTTGATTTGACAGATGCTAGCTTTGCGAAAACTTATAATGTTAATTCTGGTTTACTTTCTGGTCAAACCTTGACTGGTTTATATGTGAGTGCAGGTGATGTTTTCGGTACATATTCTATTGCAAATAATCCTGTATTGAAATATTTCAATGCTAATTCGGATGTTGCAGGAACTTATAAAACAACTGTTTCTATCCTTTCTGCAATAACAACCGGAACAAATATTACGGTTGCTACATCTGCAAAAGATGCTACCACTCTTGATTTCTTAATCTCCTTCTGTGGTGTGCCTGTTGATGCAGGTTTGTCGTGCAGCACAATAACCGCATTAAATCTACAAGTTCCTGAAGCTGATAAGTATAACTTCTATCCTGTAGCAGGTGATGCACAGTTAAACGATGCAAACTTCTATGTTTTAGGTGAACCTATCAGTAAAACACTTAATTCAACTGAATATACCCTACTTCAAAATGAACAATTCAATTGGAAATGCGGTGCATATGAAAATGCATCCCCAAGCTTGGATATCATCAATAATGATGTTCGTGCAGGTATCGTGGTAGTAAATACTGCAAAAACAGCCCAACTTGAAGATTTTAGCGGATTCTATCTTGCCATAAATGACAATCTAAATGTAAATCCTTCTACTGATTTCAACTCCATCACAAGCGTTGCAGGTTACTATCAAGAAGTATGTCCCGGTGTATCTGGTAATTGGATTCATGTTCCATCCGAACGTTGGAATTTCCACACTAGTCAAACCTTTAATGGTGCGGCTGGATCAATTTCCGAAATAGTCGAAAACGGTGGCGGTATAGATTTCAGCAGCAAGAATTATAATGATTCTCTTACAGTAACTCTATTCAAACTACGTCCAACACAATTGACTGAAACTATCAATAAACTTGATCAGATTAAAGTTGAACAGTTTACTGGTTCTCTCAATGCAGACAGAAAAGTGAATGATTCATACGGTGGTCCTCCTCGCTCATACTTCCTTGAAAAATCCGTTTCAAATAGCAATTATTTGAAAGTTATGATTAACCCATATCTCTCCAATAACAATTGCTGGGCAGATTCTAAAGGTGTTCCACAGAAAACAGTTAGAATGTTCCGCGAACAAACCGGAGGGGTATTTGATAACTTCGATGCAGAGGCACAACTTGCTGCATACGGTGATAACCTATACGGTGTAGGTGCTTATAATGGCTATTGCAGAGATTCTCTCTATACTATGTGCCAGAAGAAAGATATAGGTAATCTTCCTGCTAAACTTGAAAGAGCTTTAGTGAATGTTGAAAATCCTCTCCAATACCCAATTGATATCACAATTGATAACGGACTTTCTACTATATGGGCAACTCGCGCAAGTGTATCAAACGATAACTGTATCACAAATACAAGTATCTGTTACAACTATGACGATTCTTATTTCGTAGACACCGATTCTCTATCACCTTATGATGGTACTTCGATGAACTCTCCTATCATTGATGCATGGACTACAATATATAATATCTTCGATTCCTTTGCTCGCTTTACTCGTAAAGCAAATGGTGGAGTAGGACACTTACATATTCAAGACCCTCTTCGTCAAATCTTCGTAAATGGTAAAGATTATAAAGTGGCTAACCGTCAAAAAGGTTTAATTCTTGAATCTTCTACTGGACAACCTACTGAAAAGTATGCATCATTCAGCAGAAATATTTGGGCACCCCTTCGTAACCTTTTTGCAGGAACCGATTCCAACTATTCAGAAAGCCATGCTAACTGGATTAAAGGATATTCTATGAACACTGACTCTTATGCATGGTTCGGCCCTTCTGCCTATAAAGCAGCACTCTATGCACGA